TCTCTGCCGAGCGTCCGTGGGACTGAAGGTCACCCGATCAAGTCGAAGAACGTCACCCACAAGGGTTTCGATCGTGAGACTGCTCCGGGCAACGATCGTCTGCCAAAGGGCATCAACACGCAGGACAAGGCAGCAGCACGTCTGAAGTCGGTTTCCAAGGAGGGCGATCCTTCGGCCGAATTGAACAAGCCGGTCAAGCAGAACAACGTTTCGCCTGTCGCCAAGCTCAAGAAGTAAGGGAGATCAGTCATGCTGCTTACTGAATGGCAGTCTTTCGATTCCGCCGCTGTCAAGTGCGTGACTGAAGCAAGCGAGTCGGGTGGAGGCAAGAGCCTCTACCTGACTGGCGTGTTTGTGCAAGGCGGAAAGAAGAATCACAACGAACGTGTCTACCCGGTTTTTGAAATCGAAAACGCGGTGAAGGACATCAATCGTCGCATCGAAGAAAACGGAGGCGTGATGGGTGAATGTGATCACCCGGAAGGTCTCACGATCAATCTCGACTGTGTCAGCCACGTCATCAACAAAATGTGGATGGATGGTAACAACGGTATGGGCAAGCTCAAGATGCTCGATACTCCCAAAGGTCTTATCATCAAGACGTTGGTCGAGTCCGGTATTCGTCTTGGTGTGTCCTCACGTGGCTCAGGCAATGTTGATCATCGTGGCAACGTGTCCGACTTCGAAATCATCACAGTGGACGTGGTCGCAAACCCCTCTGCACCGGATGCCTATCCGAAGGCAATCTACGAAGCACTACAGCGTAAGCAAGGTGTTCGTCTCGTAGAGCTAGCAGAAGCTATTGCGCACGACCACAAGGCTCAGAAGCATTTCCATCGCGAAGTCCTGAACCTCATCAATTACCTACAATGATCCGGGAGTAAATATTATGAAAGATATCAAGGACCTTCTCGGCAGCACGCTTCCCGCAGATATGGTCGAAAGTCTTCAGGAGGCTTTTGATCAGCGAGTTGCTTCGGCTGTTGCCGAGACGCGCAAGGAAGTCGAGGCAGAAGTCGAGGCTAACATCGCTCGTCGTTTCGATCGTGATCGCGATGCGATCATCGAAAGCATTGACGCTCTGATCACTGATGCGCTCACGCAGCATGAGACTGATCGTGCCGAAGAAATCAACAAGTACACTGAAGCACGTGTCGCTTACCACACCGCAATGGTTGAGGGCAAGAAGATGCTGGCAAACCGTTTGAAGGAAAGCTTCGCGGTAACTGGTGATCTGGTTAATTCTCACCTGTCGGAAGAAATCAGCAAGCTTCGTACGGCTCGCACTTCGTTGATCGAACGTGCCGAGAAGATGACGGCTGATCTGAAAGACGCCAAGGTCAAGATTGCGGAGCAGCACGCCGAGCATGTCAAGAAGATCGACGCATTTGTTACCAAGCAGCTTCGTGCCGAGTTGGTTGAGTTTGCGGAAGATAAGCGCGCGCTCGTAGAGCAGCGTGTCAAGCTGGTCGCGGAAAGCCGCAACAAGCTGAAAGAAACACAGGATCGTTTCATCTCCGAAGCGGCAGGCAAGGTTGATAAGTTTGTCGAAGAAAATCTTCGTGCACACTTGACCGAGCTTCACGAGGACTTGGAGCGCAACCGTCAGAATATCTTTGGTCGCCGCATCTTTGAAGCGGTCGTTGCAGAGTACATGACCAGCTACTTCTCCGAGGACACTGAGGTGCGTAAGCTCCAAAAGGTTCTTGAAGGTAAGGACATGGAAATCGCAGAAGCGAAGTCGAGTCTCGAAAGTGCTCAGCAGTTGATCAATGAAGCCAAGACTTCGAGTGATCAGGCTGACCGTAAGGCTCGCTTGGCCGAAGATCGCGCAGAGCGCGCAAAGATCACCAGTGAACTGTTCGCCAACTTGAAGGGTGAGAAGCGCGCTGTGATGGAGAACTTGCTTGGTACGACGAAGACCTCCGAGCTTCGGAAGGCTTTCGATAAGCTGTTACCGATCGTTCTCTCCGAGACGACTCGCAAGAACAAGCCCGCTGCTCTGAACGAGCACAAGGTTGAAGTGAAGGCAGAGAAGCGCGCCGTTACTGGTGACGCAATCCGCTCAAACCGTCTTCTTGAGAGTGCAGATGAGCAAGACAACGAAATTTCCGCAGAAATTGCACATATGAAGCACCTTGCGGGCCTTCGTTGATAAATATTTTCACGAGATTCCACAACAAATTAGAATCGGGAGTAAATTGAATGTCTAAGCTTAATGAAAGCCAGTGGAAGAGAACAAAGGAAGCTCTTCTTGAAGGTGCCGATCTTACCCACAACATGGACGGTACGAAGAACAACACCAAGCGTGCGATGATGGACATTCTCCTTGAGAATACTCGTCGTTCGCTGAACGAGGCTTCAACGATCGGTGCTACCAACAGCACGATGGTTGCACAGTTGAACAAGGTTGTGTTGCCGGTCATGCGTCGTGTTATGCCGACGACGATCGCTAACGAACTGGTTGGCGTGCAGCCGCTGTCGGGTCCGTACGGCCAGATTCACACCATGCGCGTCAAGTATGCCGACACGATCCCCACGGGTGGTTCGGGCGTGACTGCTGGTGACGAAGCTCTCCAGCCGTTCTCGATTGCGAAGTTCTACTCCGGTAACGAGAACGTCTCGAACCCCGGTGCGGCTTCGACTGCGACTCTGGAAGGCAAGCCGGGTAACCGTCTGTCGATCGGTATCACTCGTCACATCGTGACGGCTGAGACCCGCAAGCTGTCGGCTCGTTGGACCTTTGAAGCGGCTCAGGACGCACAGAGCCAGCAGGGCATCGACATCGAGGCTGAGATCATGGCTGCGCTCGCGCAGGAGATCACGGCTGAAATCGATCAGACGATCCTTTTCTCGCTGCGTCGCCTTGGCGGTTCGCCCGCTTCGGTCTTCGATCAGGCAGCAGTGACCGGTACGCCGACCTTCGTTGGTGACGCAATGGCCGCTCTGGCAGTCATGATCAACAGACAGGCTAACATCATCGCGGCTCGTACGCGTCGTGGTGCTGGTAACTGGGTTGTCGTTTCCCCGACCGCTCTGACGATCCTTCAGGCAGCGACCACTTCGGCGTTCGCTCGTTCGACCGAAGGTACGTTCGAAGCTCCGACCAACACCAAGTATGTTGGTACTTTGAATAATCAGATGAGAGTGTACTGCGACCAGTACGCAGGTGACGCTACCCCAGTCCTCGTTGGCTACAAGGGTAATGAAACTGACGCGGCTGCTTTCTACTGCCCGTACGTTCCGTTGACTTCGACGGGTGTTATGATTGATCCGAACACGACTGAACCCGTCGTTTCGTTCATGACTCGCTACGGCTACAAGGAGTTGACTGATACTACGGAAACGCTCGGCAACGCAGCGGATTACGTTGGTCTGGTCGGCATTAACGCAGCTTCGCTCTCGTTCTACTAAGAACAACGAGCTTCGCTAAGAAGCCAACTAGGGAGGTTCCTTCGGGAACCTCCCTTTTTATTTGGGTAAAATGAAGCGTATCTTTCCATATTCATAAGTACCTTTAACCCCACCTTGTCCGTTTCTCAAAAAGATTGAGCAGTTGACAGGCCCTTAGAGGAAGCTACATGCGTTTCATGTATTCAACTGACGAATTATTCGCGGGCAATGGTGCGGACTGTCTGCATGACGTTTTCGCAGAACTTGACAGTTTGTCGGGACGGGAGGTGGATCGTTCACCTGCTAGGCTCAGAGAGTTATTCGAAAGTCTTCCCGAAGCCATTAGAGATATCGCGCATAGTTGGTCGTTATCCGACTCTGTTTTTCGGGACGAAGCTTTCGTGTACTACCGGGATGTAGTGGGATCGCCAGACAAATAAAAAGACCGTGGATTTCTCCACGGTCTTTTTTCTTCTAGAAATTGATTATGCGTCGTAGATGTTGAGGATTTCCTCGATAACCGGGTGACGTTCAACATCTTGAGCAGCAAAACGGCACACAGCCATTGCTTCCGATCCTCGGCGCTCCAAACGCTCTACAAAGTCCTTGAGGCCGTTCTTGTCGAAGCCACGGTCGTGCTGCGCCAAATCACCCGTGATGATCATACGAGTGTTGTCACCGATACGAGTCAACACCATCTTCATCTGATCGGGAGTGGCGTTTTGCGCTTCATCGAACAGCACGATGCTGTTCTTGAAGGTACGACCGCGCATGTAAGCCAAAGGCGCGATCTCGATCACTTCCTGCTCAAGCATCCGCTCGATCTGCTGGACGGTGTAGAACTCCTTGAAGACATCCATAATTGGCGTGACCCACGGAGCCATCTTCTCGATCAACGTGCCGGGTAGGAAGCCGTGCTTCTCGTCCACACTGACCGCAGGGCGAGTGATGATGATCTTGTCAACGGTGCCTTCCTTGAGGCTACGTACGGCCAAGATCGCCGCGAGATAGGTCTTGCCGCAACCAGCCGGACCCATGGCAAAAACGATATGTTTGCTCTCATTGTCCAAGACATCAACATAGTCTTCTTGGGCAAGATTACGGGGAATAAGAAGGGGTTTCTTTACCTGCTTGACAGTCGTAGAGTCAAACTGGTCATCGACCAGACGAGGGTAGTTACGATCTTCCCGAGGATTCGGGCGATTTGCACGCTTTGCAACGCGCTTAGCAGTCTGTTTTGCCACACAAAGCTCCGATTGTAAGAGTTGAGGTGAGCGCTCAAATGTATTTAGCCTTTGAAGCGATCACCCCACTCGTACGGGGAACTTTCGGACTTTTACTCTGAACCGTGCTTTTCGATCCAAGATA